ATAGAAGACCTCAGGACTTATCAGAAAACTAAGCAGACTATCCGGGCACTGGAGGCTGAGTTGAGGGCAGTCTATGCCGAAAGCCCGAAGCCGAACGACAATCCGGGAGGGAAGTCTTCTGTCCGTACTGCTTCCGATCCGACTGCAGTCAAAGCACAGAAGGCGATCCAGATCCGGGAGAAGCTCGAGGCAATGCTGGCAGAGCAACGGAAGCGTGCGGAAGATATTACAGACTTCTCTCTGCATGTCGAGGATCCAGAAGTCGGCTGCATTATCCGGCTGCATTACATCGGCGGGTACACATGGGAGCAGACCTGTGTCACGCTGTACGGATACCGAGATAGATGGTACTGCCACAGGAAGATCCGGAGATACTTCGGAGTTGACTAAGAGTTGACTAAGAGTTGACATGAAGTTGTCACATCTGTCACCAAACTATATGCTATATGTTAATGGAGGAAGTCAGCACCGAGGGAGAAGGTGCTGGCTTTTTCTTTGCATGGCGGGACCTCCTACATCTACATGCGGAAACCCTGCCGCCCGCCGGCGCTTGTCTCATAGCGTATCTAACGGCAGGGCTTCTTTTTAGTTAATTATGGAAAAGAAAAGATACCGCCCCGACCGTGATGGTTTTGCGAAGGCCACCTATCAGAAGAACCGGGCCCGCCTGCTGGCCGGGGCAGAAGTTTGTGCCCTGTGTGGTCTTCCCCTGGACAAGACGCTGAAGTTCCCGAACCCCATGTCCGTCACTGCTGACCACATCATTCCGATCAGCAAGGGCGGGGCCCCGATGGCACTGAGCAACCTTCAGGCTGTGCATTTGATATGCAACGAGGTCAAGGGGTCGCGTCTGACGGTGGAACGGAACAAGAACATTGAAAACGAGGCCAAACTCATTAGTAATCAAGTGCTTCCTCTCTCTCGCGATTGGACGAAGTACTGAATTGCTCTATATCGGGGCGTACCTCCCTCCTAACGCCTCTGTTTCCCACCTGGCGCCGTCTAGGAAAATATCTCGCAGAACCGAAAGGAGTGAATAAATGGATGAATACAAAGGGGTCGACTACCTGCGTGGTAAGTTGGCCAAAAAGTCCTCACGCGTGCTTTTGAGATACCGTGTGTATGACATGAAGGAAATCGACAGCACGCCGAGCGTAGTCACTCCGCAGTGGCTGAAAGGCCTGTACAGGTCTGCGCTTGGATGGTGCACGAAGTCTGTTAACGCGCTTGCTGACCGGCTGGTCTTCAAGGGTTTCGCAGACGGTGGAGACATTTACGGGGCAAACGGCATTTTTGAGATGAACAACCCCGACATTTTCTTCGATTCCGTCATCCGGGAGTCATTGATCGCGGCGTGTGCTTTCGTACACATCTCTCACGGAGATGGCGACGAGAAGATTCCAAAGCTGTCCGTGCTGACCGCAGACAACGCGACCGGAATCATCGACGAATTTACCGGACTGCTGAAAGAAGGCTACGCGGTTCTCAGCCGTGACGAGTTCGGACAACCTACCACGGAAGCGTATTTCACAAAGGAATACACGGAATACTACAAAGATGGCAAAGTCATCCGGGAAGACAATCCTGCTATGTATCCTCTGCTGGTTCCCGTCCCATTCGAGCCAAGTTCAAAACGACCCTTCGGACACAGCCGGATCTCAAGGGACTGCATGGATCTTCAGAAGGAAGCGCAGAGAGCGCTGGAACGCGCTGATATATCCGCAGAGTTCTACAGCTTCCCGCAAAAGTACGTTACAGGATTGGATCCGGATGCGGATCCGATGGATTCCTGGAAAGCATCGGCATCTTCGTTCCTGAGGTTCGATAAGGACGAGAATGGCGACAGTCCGAAACTCGGGCAGTTCACACAGCAGTCCATGGCACCGTATATCGAGCAGGTGCGAATGTTTGCATCCCTGTTCTCCGGCGCAACCGGCTTAACGCTCGACGATCTCGGTTTCGTAACCGACAACCCCTCCAGCGCCGAAGCAATTAAGGCAGCACACGAAAATCTGAGGCAGACAGCCAGACGGGCGCAGCGGACATATGCATCCGCTTTTGCAAATGTCGGCTACATCGCTGCTTCTGTTCGAGATAACAACCCGTACCCGCGCACGCTCGTGGCGAGTATGAAAGCGCTGTGGGAGCCTATCTTCGAGCCGGATGCCGCGATGATTACCTCGATCGGAGACGGTGCGATTAAGATCAACCAGGCTGTTCCTGGCTTCTTCAACGTGGACAATCTGGAAGCAATGACCGGCATCGAAAGCAATGCCGAGCCGATCAGCGTGGAAGAGGCACCAGAGGCTGAAGCATGAGCGCGAAAACGGCCGTAAGCGAGACGATTCTCAAAGTTGTGAGGAAGGATGCCAAGCTTGCGAACCTCGTGGCAGAGGGACTTGAAAATGGCTCGTACGGCACGGCTGAGGAATACGCTCTCCGGCTCGGGGAAGTAGTCTCGGACGTGCTCAAGAAGTTGTACCCGGGCGAGGTTCCGAGGGAAGCCCTGCAGGAAGCGATGACGCTGAGCAGCGACCTCGTCGCAGACGTCACCACTCACGTGCAGGAAGCCCTTAACGCTTCCAGCGGTGTGGGTCTCGGGGTTCAGCTGCCGGATGTGGATGACATGTCCTTCAGCGGCTTTACGGACTATTCGGAAGCGGGACAAAGTGCGGCGGAAAATTCACTGAAAGATGAGATCAAAGACAACCTGCTTCAGAAGGTCGACAGCGCAATGAAGAAGAATGCCGAGCAGAACGCAAAGCTCGGCGTCGATGCCAAAATCATCCGCAAGGCGGAAGCGCAATCGTATCCGTCCGGCAAGAAACGCGTCCGAAGCAAAAAGGGAAAGGTCTACGAGTACGCATGGAGCAAATACGGCTCTATGTATCTCGAGCCGTGTCCTTTTTGCCAGGAACGCGAAGGGACTTACGACTACGAAGACGTCCGATCAAAGAACAGTGAGGTCTTCCGGAGACACAAGCGCTGCAGGTGCGAGATTACGTACGTGCAAGGCAAGCTCCGGCAGGATGTCTGGACGAGATCCTCGTGGTCCGAAGAAGACGCAGACGGCAGGCGCAAGGCGATTGACAACACGCTCTCCCAGAAAGAACAGGAAGAGCAGAGACGCCTGCAGAACCGCGAGACGAAGATGGACATCATGAACCGGCTGCAGAAAGACCTCGGCTGGTCGGCAAAAGGCTCGTCGATTTGGTTCGAGAAAAACAAAAAGAGAGCAGAATACCAGGGATGGGATTATCTCATCGAATTGGCAGAGCAGAACCAGGAGCGCAACCGAGCGCTCAGAAGATAAAGCATAAGGAGGAGTATGGCGGAACGTATCGGAAGCCAGACTCCTTCCCAAGCTGTTTTAATTCCGTTCAGACAGTCTAAAGGCGAGGAAGCCGTCGCACTCTACGAGGAAAGCGGAAGGCACGCTCAGGACTGGCAGAAACTGCTCATAACCAACATCATGGGACAAAATGATGACGGGTTATGGACGCACACGAAATTCGGCTACGAAGTGCCGAGACAGAACGGCAAAGGCGAAGTGCTGACGATGCGGGAGTTTTGGGGGCTAAAGAATGGCGAGAACGTCATGCACACAGCCCACAAGACGAGCACATCGCACAGCGCATTCATGCGTTTGGTCAAGATCCTGACCGACGCCGGTTATGTTGAGTTAGGACGAAAGAAGAAGGGCGAGAAAACGCCGGAGAAGTCATTCAAGAGTACGAAGCAGTATGGCCTTGAACAGATCTTCATGACCGGCGGCGGCTCGATCGTCTTCCGAACCCGGACAGAGACCGGCGGACTTGGCGAAGGTTTCGACCTGCTCGTCATCGACGAAGCGCAGGAGTACACCGGAAGCCAGCAGACGGCACTGATTTACACCATAGCGGCGTCCAGGAACCCGCAGACGATATTCTGCGGAACCCCGCCGACACTCGTCTCAAAGGGCGAGGTTTTCCCGAAACTGCGGCGGGATGTGCTCGCAGGAAAAGGCGAGGACAGCGGATGGTGCGAGTGGTCAGTGTATGAGAAGCCCAAAGATCTGATGGATCCGGAAGCATGGTACGCAACCAACCCCTCGCTGGGTACCATCCTGAAGGAACGGACGATCCGGGCGGAGTTCGTAGGCGACAGTCTCGACTTCATCATCCAGCGCCTTGGCTATTGGCACACGTACGAGCTCAAGAGCGAGATCTCGGAAGCCGATTGGATGGCGCTGAAGGTGCCGGCGGTTCCGGAGCTCTCCGGCCCGCTGTACGTCGGCGTCCGGTTTGGATCGAACAATGAAAACACTTCGATGTCGATTGCCGTACGCACGAAGGACGGCAGGATCTTCCTGGAAACGATCGGATGCGAAAGCCAGACGATCGGCTTCGGGTGGATCGTGCGGTTCCTGCAGAGCGCTCGGGTCGGTGCCGTTGCCGTAGATGGCAAGGGCAAGACCGAACTGCTCGAGGAAGTGCTGAAGCAGAACGGCGTCCGCGTCAAATACGTGGCGATGGAAACCTCGCAGGTCATCACGGCCTGCTCCGGTTTCCGGCAGTCTATTGACGATCTCAGCATCTGCCACATGGGACAGCCGAGCGTAACGCAGTCCATTGCAAACTGTGAGAAGCGCATGATCGGCACGAACGGCGCATTCGGGTTCCGGTCCTTAAAACCGGAGGTCGATGTGACGATCGTCGAAAGCCTCGCGCTGGCGCGCTGGATCTGTTCGGTTTCTCGTGAACGGAGAAAACAAAGAATCGGGTATTAAGCCGGTAATCTCGCCGGCTTTTATACATTTACGTCTACCAGACGGCATAAATGGGAAGGAGAGAAAAATGGCAGATTTCAAAGTAATCAACACACAGGAAGAACTCGACGCAATCATCAAGGACAGGGTCGAACGAGCGGAACGGAAGATCCGGGAGACTCGTGAAAGCTACAAGGATTGGATCTCACCTGCCGACGCACAGAAGGCCGCGGAAGAACATCAGGCGCAGATTGATGCTCTGAACGAGGCACACTCTAAAGAGTTAGAGAAGTACGCAGGCTATGACGAAAAATTCAAGGAGTTTGAAGCGAAGATCCATGGTTATGAACTGAACGCCCTGAAGGCAAGAATCGCTCGCGAGAAGTCACTGCCCTACGATGCTATCGAGTTTCTGAAGGGTGAGGATGAAGCCACTATCACCGAGAGCGCGGAAAAACTTTCCAAGTTCTCGCAGGTATCAAAAGCAACACAGGCTCACGGTTTCACCCGTGACACAGAAGCGGAAGAGGCTGATGGTGTGCTCAGCGCATTCAAACAGCTGAATCCGAACATCAAACTTTAAGAAAGAAGGTAAATTAAATGGCACAGAACACTGAACTTCAGGAGCGCTACAGCGCTCTCGTTGAGGCTAAGCTCAGAGCGACATCTGTTTTCGCTCATCTTTTCAACAACCGTTATGAAGGTTCTCCGAAGGCTGGAGCTGTAAAGGTTCCGGTACGCGCTGAAGCAACTGTCGGCGATTATAACATCGCTAACGGCGGAACTCTCGCGACTCCGACCACAACCTATGCAACAATCGTTTGCGACAATGACCACTATGTAAACGAGCTCATCGACGGCTACGTTGCTGCAGCAGTACCTGATGGACTGATTGCTGACCGCCTTGACAGCGCAGGCGCTGCCCTGGCTGACAAGATCGATGTCCTGCTCGCTGCCAAGCTTATCGCTGACGGCACAGCAATGACCGGTTCCGGCACAGCTTCCACCAAGTCCAACATTTACGACAACATCATCGACGCGATCCAGCAGGCTGCAGCTCTCAAGGTTTCCAAACAGAACATGCGCCTCGCTATCAGCAACGCGGCATATGGTCTCCTGCTGAAGTCCGATCAGTTCATCAGAGCAACCGCTGGCGATCTCGAGAAGTTCGGCGCTGGCTTCGTCGGCATGGTTGGCGGCGTCCCTGTCTATGAGACTCCTAACTTCCCGGCGAACACCGAGTTTGCTCTCTTCAACAATGACTTCTGCCACTATGTAGCTGAATGGGCTGTTCCTGTCGCAGTCAACGATCTGGCTGACGGCAAGCACATCGGCGCATCCGCTGTTCAGGGCCGCCAGGTCTGGGGTGCTCTCATCTCCAAGCCGGCTACAGTCCTGTATCGTAAATCCGCTTAATTCGTAACACTAAAGGGTCTCTGCTCAGCAGGGGCCCTTCTTTATGAAAGAGGTGCTTAATGGCAAATAAAGCATTTGCAAGTGCATCCGATATCTCTACGTTTTTCCGGGCACTGACTCCGGCCGAGACCGAAAGGGCGGACGCTTTACTGCCTGTCATCTCGAACGAATTGCGCGTTCGTGCGGAAGCGGCCGGCCTGTATCTCGACCAGATGGCGGACGATGAAGCGTATGCGGACGTCCTGAAGGAAGTTACAGCCGGAATTGTGTTTCGAATCCTCCGGCAGAGTACCGAAGGCGAAGCAATGACTCAGTACAGTCAGAGCGCGCTCGGCTATTCTGTTTCCGGCACGTATGCAGTGCCAGGCGGAGGAATCGGCAACGCGATCATGAACAGCGACCTGAAGCGTCTTGGAATCAAGCGTCAGAAGTTTGGAGCCATCGACCCGTACGCTCCGAAAGGCTGGCGGTGCTCATGAGTCTGATCCATGGCGGTACGGTCATTCTGTACACCAGGACGCAGACAGGCACGGACGCATTCGGCGCTCCTGTTTACTCAGAAACAGCCGAAACCGTAGAGAATGTCCTGATCGCCCAGCCTTCCGGCGAAGACATTACGAACGAGCTGAATCTGACGGGCAGGCGCATTGACTACATCCTCGGCATCCCTAAAGGCGACGGGCACGAGTGGGAAAACGTCCGTGTCCAATTTTTCGGACGGATGTTTCAAACATTTGGCGCGATCGAAGAGGGAATCGAGGAAAACGTCCCCGGCCCGTGGCACAAAAAAATCCGGTGCATGAGGGCGGATTGATGGGAAACGTCAAGGTCAAGCTGAACAGCGCAGGCATTCAGGAGCTGTTGAAATCTAGCGAAGTGTCGGCAATGGTTTCGGACATTGCCGCCGGCGTGGCGAGCAATGCGGGAGCTGGCTTCGAGGTTGACGTACAGCCCGGAAAGTTCCGTGCGATTGCACGCGTAAAGCCTGCCACGAAGGAAGCCGAGAATCAGGTATATCGGAATAACGTACTTTTGAAGGCATTGCACAAATGATAGAACAGAAAATTTACGAGTATCTGAAGAGTGAATTTGAAGGATCAGGCGTGGATGTGCTCATGCAGGTTCCTGATCCGAACCCGGCTCCGGATTATCGCACTCCGTTCATCGTCATCGAAAAGACGGGAGCGAGCGTAGAGAATTGGATAGCCGAGTCCACATTCGCTATTCAGTCGTATGCGCCGACATTGTTCGAGGCGGCGAGTCTTTCCGAGCAGGTTGTCAAAACCATGTTCGGCGCGATCGCCCTGGACGATGTGACGCGGGTGCAGCTGAACAGCGAGTACAACTTCACAGATACAGAAACAAGACGGCCGCGGTATCAGGCCGTTTTTGACGTTACGCATTATTGCGGATACCAGAAAGGGTAAAACATGAGCGATATTTCAAAAATTGCGGTCGGTAAGCCCAAAACGGGCGGAGCACTGTATTATGCGCCAAAGGGAACAGCGGTTCCGACAGACGCAACAACCGCGCTCGGCAATACATTCATTGCCTGCGGCTATATTTCCGAAGATGGCATGACTCACGAAATCACACGTGACAGCGAAGATATTAAAGCATGGGGCGGTGATACCGTTCTGACAACGCAGACCGAATACAGTGAGAAGTTCACATTCGCGCTTCTGGAAACACTCGACGCGAATGTCAAGAAACTCGTATTCGGCGATTCCAACGTAACCGAATCGAACGATGTCATCACCGCGGTCTCCAACGCAACCGAACTGCCGGAGCATGCAATGGTCATCGAGATGGTGCAGGGGACCAAGGCGGTCCGCCGTGTCATCCCGTGCGCCAAGGTTTCCGAAATCGGGGAAATTACGTATGTGGACGGCGAACCGGTAGCATACGAACTCACCGTTACAGCGCTTCCGGATGCATCCGGAAATACTTCGTACGAGTACACGGCATAAGCTATGGAAATCGTAAAGGGTAAGACTAGAAGCGGGTTTGAGTTCGAGTTCGATCGGGAAAACCTCGATATGGAATGTATCGACATGCTCGGCGAGCTTGAAGACAATCCGTTGAGTGTCGGCAAAATCCTCAAGCATCTGCTTGGGAAGGAACAGAAGAAAAGGCTGTATGATTCCCTCAGAAATGAGCGGGGTCATGTTCCTCCGGATAAGACCATGGAGGCGTTTACCGACATTCTCAACACAAGCGACGAATCAAAAAACTCTTAACCCTTGCCATCATGCTCCACAGGGCGCGGAATGAACTGATCTGCGACTTTGCGGAAACTTATCACATCTATGAGTTGGGGTCGCTGCCGGTTACAACGGTGGCGATCCTTGCTGGTGGTTTAAGGGAAAACTCACGAACAAAGATGAAACTGGCCGGTGCGAAAGTCGCGCCGGACATTTTGCTATTAGCGCACGCGGTCGATGCGCTCCGAATCCTGATATGGCAGCCGACGAAAGACGGTCATAAGAACAGGAACAAGCCGGCGAGCATAGCAGAAGCGATGCTCGGTATAGACCGCACAGAAAAAACGCAGATAAAGACGACCGTGTTCGACTCCCCGGAAGACTTCGAGCGGGCGCGGCGCGAAATCATAGAAAGGGCGGTGCGGAATGGCTAAAGATATAGGCACGGCTTATGTGCAAATCAAACCGACCACACAAGGCATAGCCGGCGAGCTTGAAAGCCAGCTCAGCGGTGCCGGAGACAAAGCCGGCGAGACATTGGGCTCCGGACTTGCCGGGAAACTGAAAGGCGTGCTTGCAGCTGCCGGTATCGGTGCAACGCTGGCAAACATCGCAAAACAGTCGTTAGAAGCCGGCGGAGCGCTGCAGCAGTCCTTCGGCGGTCTCGATACGATTTACGGCGAAGCGTCCGGAAGGGCAAAAGAATTCGCCATGCAGGCGGCGGAAATGGGAATCAGCGCGAATGAATACGCCGAACAGGCGGTAGCATTCGGCGCGAGCTTAAAACAGGCGTTTGGTGGCGATACCGAAAAGGCAGTGGAAGCGGCAAACACGGCCATTATGGACATGACCGACAACGCCGCAAAAATGGGCACGCCAATTGAGAACATACAAAATGCGTACCAAGGTTTCGCTAAACAAAATTACACAATGTTGGATAATCTCCGCCTTGGGTACGGGCAGGGGCGTTCGGAGATGGAACGCTTGCTGAAAGATGCGGAAAAGATCAGCGGCGTAAAATATGACATTTCAAACCTTGGCGACGTTTACGATGCTATTCACGTTATCCAGGGCGAGCTCGGGTTAACGGGCGTTGCGGCAGATGAAGCAAAAGCAACGCTTACCGGTTCGCTTGGAGCCATGAAAGCGTCCGCACAGAATTTCCTCGCGGCACTGTCTACGGGGCAGGACGTAGCCGGACCGTTAACGCAGTTAATAACGAGCGTCGGCAATTTCCTGTTGAATAACCTTGTACCGATGTTAACTAATATCGTGACCGCGATCCCGGCGACACTGTCGACGCTGTTCACCACGCTTGGACCGCAGATCGGCTCCGCATTTCAGACAGCGGTCGCGGCGGCTCCGGGCATCATCGAGAGCGGCGTGACGATGGTCAATAACCTCGTGAATGGTATCCTTCAGGGCTTGCCAGGTTTCATCACGCAGGCGATGAATTTGGTGCTTCAGTTCGCCACCGCGATCATCACCAACCTGCCGACGATCCTTCAGGCGGGCGCCGATATTATCATGAATTTGGTGAATGGTATCATCACCAACATGCCGCAGATTCTGACCAGCGCTTTCTCGGCGGCGATGGAATTTATTTCAGGTATCGGCGAGAAGCTGCCGGACATCCTTCAGCAGGGAATTGAAATCATCGGACAGTTAGCCGCCGGACTTATTGAAGCGATTCCGGACTTGGTGGGCAAGATTCCGGAGATCGTGGACAGCATGAAAAACAAATTCATGGAAACGGACTGGCTGTCTTTAGGTGGTGACATTATCAAAGGTATCGCCAAGGGTATCGCCAACGCAGGCGGCGCGCTGTGGGAAGCGGCGAAGGGTGCCGCATCCGGACTGCTTAGCAAATTTAAGGGATTCTTCAACGTTGGCTCCCCGTCGAAGTTAATGGCGGACGAGGTCGGACGCTGGATTCCTGCCGGCATCGCTCAGGGCATTAAAGACAACATGGGCGTGTTGACGGCTGCGGTAGACAATGCCGGAGCATATGGCGCTATTTACACGTCTGACACGTACAGACCGGGCGAAACATACAGCGCCGGTAAAGACATCGCCGACGCGCTTTCGAGGGCTCAGGACGGCTCAAACGTCACCGTAAACGTAACGTTACAGGGCGACAGCGCGAAATTGTTTAAAGTCGTAAGAACTGAAAATAACAAATTCAAAAC